GAATATTGAGATATATACAAGGGAAGGTTGTGCATTTTGTGATATGGCTAAAGATCTTATTAAAGGCAGAGGAACTCCCTATATTGAATATAATATAGGATATCATCCACACCATAAAAATGAGTTATTAGAAAGAGTCGCAACAGTAAGAACATTGCCTCAAATTTTTATTGATAATACACATATTGGTGGATATAAAGAATTACGAGAGAGATATAATATTAAATAAAGGTGAGATTATTATGGCAGTTACATTGAATATATTCGATAGTGCGAATAAAGAAAATAACCCAGAAACAAATGAGACGGACAGAAATGCAATGGGTGGTACCGAGATAATGAAATTCGGTTTGCATGATAGGTTAGATAAAGAACTACTTAAGAATTTTCAAATAATATGTTCACGAGTAAGAGATATAGACCCAAATAAAAAGACTATTTATTGGTTGCATGATCTTCCAGGTGATCCAGAATCAGAACACTTAAAGAATGAAGGTTGGAAAAGATTCCATAAATTAGTGTTTGTCTCCAATTGGCAATTAGAAGCATATGCAAAATATTATAATATACCATATTCAAGATGTGTGGTATTGCAGAATGCAATAGAACCAATATCAACACACACAAAAGATTTTAATGGAAAAATAAAGCTTATGTATCACTCTACACCTCATAGAGGTTTAGATTTATTAGTAGCAGTATTTCAGAAATTATGTGAGATGTTTGATAATATAGAACTTGATGTATTCTCATCATTCAAATTATATGGTTGGCAAGAAAGAGATAAACCATTTGAGAAAGTGTTTGATATGTGTAAATCGCATCCCAAAATTAATTATCATGGATCCGTATCTAATGAAGAGATACGACTAGCATTACAAAGAAATCATATATGGGCATATCCTTCCATTTGGCAAGAGACTTCATGTATGTGTTTAATGGAAGCAATGTCTGCTGGTTTATATTGTGTGCACCCTAATCTAGCAGCTTTACCAGAGACATCAGCTAATTGGACTCATATGTATCAATGGGATGAAGATGCTCCACGACACGCTAATAAATTTGCTGCCAATTTGGTGCAAGCTATAAAAATTGTAAATACAGAACAAGCTCAACATAGAATACAAATGACAAAGACATATGCAGACTCATTTTATACATGGGAAGTGAGAAAAATGCAATGGGAACAAATGTTAAAAGGAGTATTAAATGACCCTAATTGAAGCATTGGAACTAATAAAAAAACTACAAGTAGAAAATGAACTTTTAAAGCTTGATCACGCCGAACTTACTAAAAATTATTACGACGTTATTAAAAAGTATTTAAAATAAATAAATTACTTGTTGACCTTTAATTATTTTTATGATATAATAAATTATAAAATAGTAAAGGAAATAAAGTATGTATTTGTATTTCACAAAAAAAATATATAAAGACGCAATTGTTTATTATTGGGATAAGTATCTTAGTAATGAGTATCTTGTATATGAGACTGAAACAGGTCTTAGGGCGTTTATTATATACTTATCTGATAACATAGAATTTGAATTGGAGATTATAATGGCGTATATGGATCATAAATTTGGCATTGAAAAACCGATGCCATATCCAGAGTTTGAAGGGGGTGACTAATGTATAAAAAGAAACAACCAATGACACAAGAACAAAAAGATGTGTTAATAGCTAGATTAGAAAAAGCTAGAGAAGCTAAAAAAAATAAAAATCCAAATAGTGGATATTATGGTATACATCCTAATGTAATAGCTGTACCAGAAGATGGTACATTATCATTAAAGAATGTTAGAAATTGGATAAAAATTAATAAAGATATGAGAGCGGAATTGCGGTCAGCAATAAAAAGAAATGTAAAAGGATCAATATCTAAATTAGCAGATATTGAAGGTTATATTAGACATATAGAAGCTTATCTTAAAAAAGGTGATTGGATAGATCCTATGTATGGTGTAAATCAACAAAATAAAGTAAAATATACTTGTATAGCAAAAGCATATAATCCAGACGGTACTGTGAAAAGAACAATAAACACAGTATATGATGATATTGGAATGTATACAAAAGAAATGGCTGATGAAGATAATTCTCCTCTTGCTGCACTTTTTAAAAAAACTAAGAAAAAAACAAAAGGTATGAAGATATAAATAATATGTTAGGAGATATTAATGACAAATATAATAGAATTTCCAATATATAAAAAATCATCACCACCACAATCTGTAGATGATATGAGATTATCTATAGCTAAAACTAGATTATCATTTGTAAGAACTATGTCGGTAGATATCTCTATGAAGATATTTACCGAATTAGAAGTTATTGGTGTTAATATTGATGATGACGAAGGATATAAACAAGATATGCTTTTAATTCATGAAGCAATTAAATCCACTCTTGCAAGAAGAGTTGGTGTATCTCACACCTTACAAGAATATGCAGCAAAAATGAAATTGGAAAATTCTGATATTGCATTTGCATTTGCATTTGATTTAGGGGAGGAATAAGTTATGCCAAATATTATGATGCTTGGTTATAAATCATTTTTAGAAGAAGCTTCTGGAAAGGGGTTGACTATATTTGATGTTGATGAGACAATGTTTATTACTAAAGCTAAAGTTGGAGTTATTAAAGATGGTAAGGTAATTAATAAATTATCTAATAAACAATTTAATAAGTATAAAATAAAGCCAGGGGAGAAATTTGATTTTGGTGAATTTAAAAATGCAGAGATTTTTAATAAAACTTCTACACCTATAGCTAAGATGATTAATAAAGTTAAAGTTATATTAAAACATGCTACAGCTTCTGGATCAAAGGTTATTATAGTTACCGCCAGAGCAGATTTTGATGATAGAGATTTATTTCTAGATACATTTAGAAAACAAGGAATAGATATTGATAAAATCTATGTTGAACGGTCTGGTAATTTGGGTCCAGGTCCAGCAAAAGATAATAAAGTAGTAGTATTTAAAAAATATCTTGACCAAAAGATATATAAAAGAGTAAGATTATTTGATGACGATAAAGGCAATTTAAATGCATTATTGTCATTAAAAAAAGAATATCCCAATGTTGATTTTGAAGCATTTCTTGCAAAAAAAGATGGCTCGGTGGCCAAAGTAAGATGATTACTCTAACAAATAATGCAAAGGAATATTTAAAGAAAGTTGCTGACCCTGGAGACTATGTAACACTAGGTGTTAAAGGTGGTGGATGTAGTGGTTGGACATATGTATGGGATTTCAAAAAGAACTGGCCCGACGTAAATTGGAGTGACCCAATTGATAATATACTTGTACTTGACCCCGTATGCGAAATGTTTGTAATAGGATGCACAGTAGACTATGTTAATGAACTTGGGGGATCATTCCTCAAAGTAATAAACCCAAATTCTGTCGCATCTTGTGGTTGCGGAGAGAGTTTCGCAGTATGAGTAAAATTATATCATTAGTAGATTTGATTGAATCTAGGTTAAGAAAACAACAAGAATTAGATTATTACAAAAAGCAATTAGAAAAACTGCACGAACAAATGGCTATATTAGATCAGGATATTGGAGTGACAACATTAATAATAGATCTAATTGGCAATGAAAATATAGTAGATGTTAAACAATCCTTAACGCATTTAAAACAAATACAGAACTCTGATGACACATAAATACATATACGTTCACCTGAAAAGGCGGAAGTAAGCATTTGCTGAAGGAACGCACTCTAACTTTAATCGGGGAGGGTGGATATGAACTATTTCATAAGATATCAATGGAAAAAGATAATCAGTAATCGCAAACGCGAAATAATAAATAAAATTCTAAATTATCGCATTCATAAAATAATTAATTAAATAGCTTGATTTATTAGCATTTCTATGTTATAATAAAGTATATTATAACGGAGAGAGATAAATGATAATAGTAGATATGAATCAAGTAATGATAGCGAATCTAATGGCGCAAATAGGTAATCACACCAATATAGAGATATCGGAGAATCTATTGCGCCATATGGTTCTTAACACTATACGTGGATTTAAATTGAAGTATAGTGAGAAGTATGGTGAGTTAATATTTGCATGTGATGATAAAAAATACTGGAGAAAAGAATTTTATCCTTACTATAAGGCACATAGAAAAGTAGCTAGACAGAAGTCTGAATTAGATTGGAGTTCCTTATTTGCTTCGATGGATAAAATTAAACAAGAACTTATAGATAACTTCCCATATAAGATTATACAAATAGATGGTGCTGAAGCTGATGATATAATAGGTACATTATGTCAAGAGTATGGTGTGGAACTTATGAATGGCTCTACAGAATCTATTCTTATATTGTCTGCAGATAAAGACTTTATACAACTACAAGTAAATGCTAATGTGCATCAATATGATCCTATAAGAAATAGATGGATTAAATCTGATTCCCCGGCAGAATATTTGCTAGAACACATAGCTAGAGGTGATAGAGGTGATGGTATACCTAATGTATTATCTAAAGATGATTGTTTTATTAATAGTAGACAAAGGCCTCTTAGAAAGAAAATGCTTGAGGAAATATTAAGTTGCGATGATAATAATAAAATTAATGAAGAAATTACTCGTAATTGGGTGAGAAATAAAACACTAATAGATTTAAATTATACACCACAGAATATTAAAAAATCTGTAATTGATACCTATATAAATAGTAGTATTAATAAAAGAGATAAATTATTTAATTATTTTGTTGAATATAAGCTAAAAAATTTAATGGAACATATAGGTGAATTCTAATGGCGAAACCCACATTTACACAGATGTTAAACGACATCTCAAAAAAACCCCAAGCACAAAGAGCAGACGCACTAAAGTATTATGTTAAGCATGTACCTAATCTACAAGCATATTTACATTTTACATTCCACCCTAAAGCAATATTTGATTTGCCTGCAGGCGTACCACCATATAAACCCGGTGATCCTATTAACGCAGAGACATTTATATATAAAGAAATTAGAAAAGCCAATCATTTATTAACTACTGAATCTGGTAGTAGCGCAAATTTACATCGTATTAAGAAAGAAACAATGTTCTTGCAAATGCTTGAATTTGTCCACCCTGATGATGCTAAGTTATTAATAGGCATGAAAGATAAAAAATGTCCTATAAAAAATATTACATACAATCTTGTAAATGATGCATTTCCAGAAATGCTACCAGTTCTTAAAAAAGCTATATAATAATATGCCAACATATCAATTTCATAATACAGATACTAATGAATACGAAGAGACATTTATGTCTATTAGTGAGATGGAATTATATTTAAAATTAAATTCCAATATTAAAAAAGTATTGTCAACACCTAACTTTATATCATCTCAAAAAAGTGCTATGAATAATAAAGATGGTGGTTGGAATGAATTACAATCAAGGATAGCTAAAGCAAATCCAACATCTACTTTAGCTGACAAAGTTGGTGGAAGATCAACTAAAGAAGTTAAACTAAATAACTTTGCAAA